AAGAAAAGGGGAGAGCACGTGCTCTTCGTTTACATCGTTTAAAATGGCATTGATATTGTCATTGACGTAATCTGTCATTTCAGGTGCAGTGAATGCAAATTGGTTAGCAAGAGATTGATATTCAAATTTTATATAACCTCTTCCAAGTTGATCACGGCAAATAACACCGAAAACAAACGACCATGGTCGAGATTTGTTATACATCAATTCAAAATCTTGTTCAGTGGCCGTTGTTCTGTCTTGTGGAATATTATTTTTTATCCATTCAGTGCCGTCGTTTCCTAATCCAATAACTGAAAGCACAAGAGAGTTACGACATATTCTGTCGCTCTGCCGTTTGATATTGGCATTTTTATTGTGCTTTTTACGCGGTTTCTTACTTGTCGCCATAGTTTAAAATCTCAGTTAAGTGTTTAAATTGGTCAAGATATGCTGATTCAGCTTGATGTGGTTGCCAAAAAACAATTGTGATATTTGCCGGAGAGATACCGTCCAATTGTGGCCACTCTACAGATGCCGGTGGAAGTAACTGTTCTTTTTCCGTTGCAAGCATAGATAAATCCATAGATTTAATTGCTGGCAATTTTTTATACTCAACATTAAAACGCTGGTGGATTGCTAAATTAAAGCGATCTTCAATATTGCGATAAGGCTCACTTAGCAAATGTTTGAGTGGAGTAGGAATATCTTTCAAGTATGCTTCTGCTGCATCATGCAGTAGGAAAAGAAATGCAAGCTCAGGCAATCCCATTTCTTCAAAAATATAGCTGCCAAGTACACAGTGCTGAGCTACACTATAAGGTTCAGCAGTTTGACCAATAAAGCGGTTTTCAAAGCTAAGGTTATGCGCAATATCACGAATATCAATTTCGTTAGGATCAGGCTTGATGTAATCAATGGTATGGCCATAATAGGTATTAATGCGGTACATAGATTTTTCTCGTTTTAAGTTTTACTTCTTCTTGGTGCATCTTTTGGCACCATTCCGCACGGCTTATGCACCAGTGCTTATTTATCTCTTTTCCGGTTAGCTTTGATGCTTTTTTCCAAAGCACATAAGCGGATAAATAATTTTTCTTGCGCTCTTCTTTGGCGGCAAGTTCGCTGTTGGTTTTAAAAGGTAGTTTCATTTCTATTCCTTATTAATTTCAGCTTGTTTAATAGATACGTAAGCACGTGCTTGTTTTTCACCTTCTTCGGTTAAATTCTTTTGATACTCACCGTTTTCAGCAATCCACTGCACTCTCGCTCTTTCACGTTCTAGTGCAGGGTTAGTGTATTCTTTTGCATCTGCCGCTAATGCGGTGAGAATAACCATTGCGGCAACAATGATTGAACAAACTGTTGCAACACCGTAGGCGGTATTTTTAATAAATCTTGCGAATTGATTTTGTTTCATGAGTAGATCCTTGTAGTGATGGTGGAATTAGGTAAAAAAATCCCGCAGTGCAAATAAGCTATAAATGGCAACTGCGGGTAATTGACTAAAGAAGAATATATTGTTATGTGCTGTTTCCAGCTAGAGCCGCTCTCACACCACTTGAACAAAGTGTAAAATTAGTGATGTTTCTACTTGAAAGCGGCTTTAGCTGGTGGCTCTAAAGAACCATTAAGTGCCTTTCTTTATGCTTGCAAGGCTCAAGCCCTTATTGTCACCACAACACATAAGGAATATAATTTTCACAACCACAACACAAAATAAGGAGATTATTATGAAAAAAGTTGTAGCTGATAAAATTGCGCTGGTTATGGCTAGAGATATTTTGAGAACCAGCTCTCATTATCAAAGAAATATTGATGCAACAACAGCAAGGGATATTGCCGAGTTTATCAATTCATTATCTGAAATATTTCAGAATAAGTTAGATGATGGAATTGACTCTTCTCAAATCATAAATGCTTATAAGAATCAATTAGATAAATAGCTTTACATAAGGATTCTGCAATCTTATCTGGTGGCATTCCTACATTTTTCGCAGCATTTTCCAATACAGCCTGTTTGATTAGTCTTTTATCTTTATCAGATAGGCTTTTTTCTTTTTCTTCTTCCATATTTAAACCTCTTTTATTGATTGACATTTCAAAGCGAACTTACCAAATTCTGATCTAGCTATCCTTAAATTGGCAATCTGCAGTTTACCCAGACCTTTGATGGAACATTTAATAAATTCGCTTTGAAGTGGCGCCCTATACAAGATTCTAACTTGTAACCTATCGCTTAGAAGGCGATTGCTCTATACGATTGAGCTAATAGGGCATAACCGATCCGTGGGCTTGTTACCATTTCCCCGACCGAACTCGTATCCTCTAAGGGATTGCTTAAAGATATAAACAGCGCTGCCATTGACCTGCCAACCACATCACTTCGGTTAAACACGCAGTACAGTTTTCTGCTCTGGGGTTACTCGACTTAAACAGCCGATAATTTATATCCCGCACGAGACCAAATTGTCTAAAACTCAAAACAGGTTAATGATGAGTGCCTTTCTTTATACTTGTAAGGCTCAAGTCCTCTTGTATGCGACTACATCGAGGAATATAATGTTTTCTGCGACTACAATTTAATCGGAGGAAACACTATGAAAATAGAAAAAGAGGAGAGAAGTCATGTTCCGCCAAGACCGACTCCACAACCTAAACCAAGATGAGGAATAAAAGATGGAAGGGAAAAATCGAAATGATTTAGTATTTGAGTTGCATTACAGCTACAATTTAGAAAATTTAAACTATCACTTAAATGATCGATTAAATAAATTATTGATTACCATTCAGCTGTTACTTTCGTCTGCTGTGTTTGGTGACTTAGATAGATTTTTCCCAGATTTTCATCTAAATATCATTATTGGGTTTATTTTAGCGATACTAAGCGTGCTTTCACTTGTTTATGGCTTTGGCGAAAAAGCCGCATTATCTAAAGTTGCACAAGCACAATATCAACCGTTACTTAAAAGTTATTCAACCATGACTGATGAAGAGTTGAATAAGGCATTAATTACAAGTGATTTACTAAATAATAATATCACTGGCACATTAACTGATATTGCGTATAAGCGCGCCTCCATTCAACTTAAATTAGAAGATGATACGAAGCTAAGTTTTTGTCAGTTATTTGTTGCTAAATTTTGTGGAGAAAAATTCTAATGGCAGAACCAACACCATTACAAGAAAGTTATCAACCTAAACGGCCTACGCCGCCACCTAAAAAGTGATTTTTAATAGCTACTCATTTGAGTGGCTATTTTTTTACCCATCACTAACCTGTTTCAAATTTTTAAAGAACGTTTCAAAGTGTTTTGCTTTGTTGTGATAATTCTACTTAAAGTAGATATTTATGCAACTAAAATTTGCATAAAAGTAGGATTATTTTCTATTTAAAGTAGTATTTATTTGATTTTTAAGTAAAAATATTTTGTTGGTAGGTGTTCGATTGCTTATTTTTTAATCAGTGAATATTGTAATTTGAGATTTTGATCACGGAATAGGTTCTACTTTTTAAGTAGAATGACCGCACTTTATTTAGCTAGTGTCAGCAAATGTATGTGTTTGTTGTTGGTGGAATTATGAATAAATTCATTGTTATAGATATTGAAACTGCAAATCCGGACTTAACATCAATTTGTCAAATAGGAATTGCTGTTTTTGAAAATGGCGAGTTAGTTGATCAATGGGGAACTCTAATAAATCCAAATGCTTACTTTGACGAGATGAATATTTACATACACGGAATAACACCTAGTATGGTGAGAAACTCGCCAACTATTAAACAGGTTGAGTCAAAAATTAAAGGCTATTTTGCTGATAATGTTGTTTGCTCTTATGGCGCTTTTGATAGAGTGTCTTTAACTAGAATTTTCCCTGATTTACAAAATAGATGGTTAGACATTATGAGGGTAGTGAGAAGATGCTGGAGTGATAAATTTGCAGAAAAGGGCTATGGATTGGCAAAAGTCTCAAAACATTTAAAAATCAAACAAGAAAACCATCATAATGCATTAGATGATGCCATTGTCGCTGGTGGAATATTGAATAAAGCTTTGTTTGAAAGTGGAAAATCGCTAGATTACTGGTTGGATAGAGTGGAAAAACCTATTCACGTAGAGTATGACGAAAATGGGCATATTTTACCTAAAATAAAACGTCAGGGCGATCCAAATGGGCCTTTATATGGCGAAGTGGTAGTGTTTACAGGTGAATTGTCTATACCAAGACAGGATGCCGCTAAAAAAGCCGCTTCTGTTGGTTGTGATGTGGTGGATGGCGTTTCTAAGAAAGTAACATTACTTATTAAAGGAATTCAAGATAAGAGTCGATTAGCTGGAAAGGAATTAAGTAATAAGGAAATAAAGGCGCAAGAGCTAATTTCTAAAGGCCATAATATAAGAATACTATCAGAAAATGACTTTCTGGAATTAGTCAATGAAACCTAATAAAAAACCGCCACACAGGCGGTTTATCTATTTATTCATATCATAGCTAAATGTAGGAACTTCAAATATCTCATTTAGACTATATGCAGTGTTTTTCGTTGTGTCTAATATAATGGAATTTATAGCTCCTTGAATATATTTAGTAAAGTATTTTTTGTTGTCATTTACTAAATTCTTAAATTCATTTATTTCTTTAATTCCTGCGTCATTTGCATTAAACCCCAAATCAAGCCGGCATTCTAAGAAGAATGCCTCCTTGCTAGATAGTTTAAATTTCAATGGGATGATCGCTAAATTATTATCCTTAATATGACTTAGTTTTGGTTGAGAATAGCCCAGTTCAAGATCAATTACATTGAGTTCTTCTCTTAGTTCTCCTTCGTATTCTTTGAAGGAAAGCTCTCTGATCACATATTTTATGTATGATATTCTTTTCTCAATTTGCATAACTTACCTCCACTATTTTAGAATTAATGCGCGCAGCAGTGGTATTGCTATCAAAATCATTTACCTTAGTGGCCGCTATAGTTAATTGTTGTTCCATATATCTGTATGTTGTAGGAATTTCCCGCTCGCAGGCAGCGACTTGATGACTAATAGCATCAGTTACAAAAGCATTTAGATTTATTCCTTGTTTCGCTGCCATAGTTGCAGCTTTCTTGTGCAATTCAGGCGGAATTCTTACATTAAATTTACCAGCGAAAGAACGAGTCGCATCAATACCATTTTCTTGACACATTTCCAAATAATCATCAACTGCATCTTCAAACTCTTTTTTTAAGTCTCTTAATGTTTCCGCTTCATAGGTTATCAGAGCGTTAATAAATAGAATTTTGCCGAAGAGAATGCCATCTTCAATGGATGCTTCAACGCTTCCGATGAAATCTTTATATTCAAAAGTTTGTGACATAACGTTTAACCTTATCCTAGTGATAATTCATCAAGAGCATCTTTCACCTGCTCAATAACATATCTTTTTAATTCATTTCCTGGGTGTGGGCGATGGATGCTTATTGGGTAGCTCAAGTCAGGGTGAATAAACTTAACCCTTGAACCATTACCTTGTTTTGGCTCAAACCCAATAGAACATAAAAGAACCTTCAGCTCGTCCCAGGTGAAGTCCTTTGGTGGAGGTTCTTTTTTTAACTTTTGTAATAATTTGTCAGCGTTTGACATTTGTAACTACCTTTTAGTGGCACTAGTATAACATTAATAGATAACATATAGTCAATAAAAACTTTAATTATAAATAAGTTATTTATTGTCAATATTTACAATCGAAAATTAACCCATTGACAATAAATAGAAAATATCCCACCACTCAGCCGCTACAACAACACCGAATACCAAAACACTTTACCAAGCACTGAAATGTCTTGTAGCTCTGCTATTTCGTCAGGGTGTTCATCACTGTTATAGCTGCGGATCTTCACTTGCTCATTAGGCATATTGTAGAGTAGTTTTATTCTCAGCAATCCACCGTGGTTTATTGCGTATATTTTCCCATCTCTAATGGTTTTATTGCCCAAATCAATCCCCACCGTTGTTCCATCCGGAATAACAGGTTCCATGGAGTTACCATCAGCTATTACACATACAGCATTTTCAAACTGCACACCTTGCTTTCTTAATGTAGCTTTAGAAAAGCGTAATTTAAAATTGTTATAGTCCGCGATGTCATCTGCAAACCCATTACCCGCAGAAAGTCGGACATCTTGATAAAAAGGCACCGCCACTTCATCATTATTTAATGGTGTATTTCTATCCCACAAATCAAAGGATCCAAGCTCTTTTATGTTTGATGCAACTTTTGTTTCAGTTGAGTCAGTAGAGCCATATTTCAAATAAGCAGGACTAACTCCAAAGTATTCAGCCATAGATTCAATTTTGTCATCTCTTGGTGTAGCTGTGCCAAGCGTATAACGTCTGGCCATTTCATAGGTTACGCCTAGAGCCTTTTGAAGATCTCCTATTCTTTTATTTTGCTGAGCCATTAATTCATTAATTCGGCTTGCTAAATCTGACATATAACCCCCTTATTTCTACTAAAGGTAGAGAATACGTAAATAAAATAGTTGATTCAATTCTATTTTTAGTAGTAGAATTATACTACTTAAAATAGAAAAGAGGTTAAGATGCTACCAATCGAAAAAGCTTATGAAATCGTAGGCGGTATTTCTGCCATGGCTCGGCACTTCAATATCACCCCTTGGGCAGTATCAAAATGGCGTGAAAAAGTACCAGCTGAACGCTGTGCAAAGATTGAAGAACTTACTAATGGCAAAGTTAAAAAATCTGAATTACGCCCCGATTTGTGGAATTAATTTATCAGTAAAAATCAAAAAGAAAACCATAAAAATAAGGCAAAAATTATGACAATGAAACAAACCATTATCGAGATGATCGAGAGAGTGCCAGGTGGCAAAAGTGCGGTAGCTGGCTTTCTCGGCTTTACCGAAAGCGAGTTAAATAACCGTCTTTATCAAACAAAAGGCCAACGGTTCAAAAACGAAGAATTGATCGCACTGCAACTTGAGTATGGATGCACTGATTTTATTGATGAGCTTTGCCGAAATGCTGGTGGACGATTTGTAAAAGATACCGATGCAGACAATCTAGATGCCGTGGAAATGGCGAATATTCAACTGCATGAATTATCAGCTCGAGGCATGCTTTTCGGTGTGTTGGAAGATGCGTTAAAAGATGGCGAAATTACCCAAGGAGAAGAAGAAATTATTCGAAAATTATTAAACAAACATTTAGCCGCGACACAACACTCAATCGAGTGCGTAATTGCTTTAAATAAACGGAAATAAAAAAGCCCCTGCGGTAACAGAGGCTTTGATTAAGTCGTATGTAATAACCTTTATCAGTCGGAGGACTTCAAAAGATGACTAAATTATCACCGATTATGAACAAAAATTCAAGTGTTTTGACAATGAGCAGTAGAGAGATTGCCGACTTAGTCGAATCTCGCCACGATTCAGTGAAAAGAACAATTGAACGCTTACAAGACAAGGGATTAATTCAACTTACACCAATGGTGGAAGTTAAAAATCATCTAGGTCAAGTTGTCACAGAATACCAATTAATTAAACGTGATACCTATGTTGTAGTTGCTCAATTATCACCAGAATTCACAGCTCGATTAGTTGACCGTTGGCAAGAGTTAGAAAACCAACAAAATCCGACCGCACTTTTACCGCAAAATTATCTTCAAGCCTTAGAGCAGTTGGTGGCATCAGAGAAAGAGAAACAAGCTTTAGCATTAGAGAATAAAGCAATGAAACCTAAAGCGGACTTTGTAGATCTTTACGTTGATATTGGCACAACAAAATCATTACGCGAAACGGCAAAAATCTTAAATATGCCAGAGAAAGCGATGATTGCTGCACTAGAGCGTGATAAAGCGTTATATCGTCAATCAGGCAATCTTATTCCATATTCAGACAAACAAAGCCGTGGTTTATTTACTGTAAAAACCGGTACAGCAGAGCACGGTCACAACTTTACACAAACTCGCGTGACATCGAAAGGTATTCAATGGATCGCACAACGTTACGCATCGGAGTTAATGCTATGAGCAAATTTATCCCTAATTCTTTTCAGATCCCTAATGCTTTTGTAGATGAAGTGATGTTTGCCCTTTCTGGTAACGCTGTAAAAGCCTATTTGTTGGTGGCTCGTAAAACGACTGGTTGGCAGAAAGAGAGTGATTTTATTTCTATTGAGCAATTTAAACAATTCACTGGTATTAACCGAGATAAGACTATCTATGAAATCCTTAAAGAGCTTGAAGAAGTTGGTTTGATTCGTACTGTTAAAACCGCTGGAAGAACGACTGAATTCTATTTAGTGAAAGACCTTCCTAACGTTGAAAACAAACCAGTGGCGAAAAGTGCTACCAGTGGCGAAAAACGCCACCAGTTACAAAAAGCGCCACCAGTGGCGAAAAGTGCCACGACACCAGTGGCGGAAAACGCCACCGCTACCAGTGGCGA